CGGAAAAGGCCACCGTACCGCGATGTTACTGGCGGTATTGTTCACCGTTATGTCGCCGATGATAGTATTGTGACACGTGCCTACTCAAACGCAACAGCCAAAGGATCGGTTGTTTGGGTTTGGGGGTACGATCACTATACTACTTCGACGGGTAAGCCTGCGGCGGTGTCTGCCTATCTTGGTGCCATTGCGAAAGCAAATGGCGGCTTTGATTTGGCAGAGGACCTTGCCACCGGTGGTCAGACTGTGGACATGATCTCAAAGCGGATACGCACTCTTGCTGAAGCTGCAAAACAGCTGAAGCGAGGCAACCCGTTCGCGTTTGCGAATGTGTTGAATTTGAGTTCCATGTCTCGCAGATCTGCGGCTGCTATCAAAAACTCCCCTAATGCGCTTGCAAACCATTGGTTGGAATATACCTATGGTTGGAAGCCGTTAGTCCAGGATGTCTATGATGGACTGCAGATGTACCGTGATGGTATAGCCAAGGAGGGGCATATTGTGCGTGGCTCAAAAGGCCACGTCAATACGCGTGTTTCGCCAGGCTTGACCGGGGGTCCAATCCCGGAGCGAGACGCGGGCTTCCGCGGTCACTATTTAGCGACCGTGGGTAACCCTACCGCCTTCACATTAAACCAGCTTGGGCTTTTAAACCCTGCTAGTTTGGCGTGGAATCTGCTCCCTTACTCGTTCGTTGTCGATTGGTTTCTTCCAGTCGGTAACGTCTTTACCGCTCTTACGAGCGGTATCGGGGTTAGGAATCAGATCGGCTGTATCACGTATGAAACAGTCTCTAAGTTTTACTCGAAAGGTCCGGGCATTTTATACTCGGATCAACGGGCAGTCCTTAGAGAGGCAATTTCACCCATCGGAGCAGCTTTGCAACTGCCTACTCTTGCCGCTGCCAACCTTGGTTGGCAAAGGCTCACGAGTGGCGCAGCTCTGTTAAAGCAGCGCTTTGGTAGGTGACTCACCTTCAACCCTCATAAGAGAGTTTCACATGAGTGCAGTAGCAAATATCGTCATCAAAGACGGTCAAGCAACGCCCATCGACCACACCTTCTCGCCGTCCCGTCAATCGGGCGACTTGTTTGTGTGGAACGATCGTTCCGCTGGGGTCGCTGCTGGTTTTAACACCATCAGCGTCCTCACGCGGTTTGGGACGTCCTCGAATGCAGGACAACGCGTCACCATGAAGGTGGTCGCGCCGACCCTCGCAGTCACAGCACCGTCGTCGGGTACGGGCGTTCAGCCCAATCCGACGGCTGCCTACACGGCGCTTGCTACTGTCGAGTTTCTCCTTCCCAATGCCAGCGACTTGCAGTCGCGTAAGAATATCTACGCGTATGTCAAGAATCTGGTTGCCACTGCATTCGTGCAGGGCATGGTGGAAAACCTCGATGCACCGTTCTAACTAATCTTGCCTCCTGCCGCCTAAAAAGCGGCTCTCGGCTCGAGGTGTTAGCTCAGTGCTCTTCTTCGCCTATAGACGGAGGAGCAGTAACATGGCCCGTGCTAAGCATGTGCTACTCAAGAATCCTGAGGATATCTTGAGAGGCCTGGTTTGTGACGTATGTGAGGCGGTGGATTCCCCTCGTTCCCTTGCTGTTTGGCTTATGTTCTCTAATCAAGAACATAACCAATTGCTTGAGCTCGAGTGTGATCCCCTGAGATACGACAGTGCCAGCAGTTTTGCGGATGACTACCTTGTCACCTCCTTCTTGACTAAATATCCCGGGTTAAAAACCGGGATCGACACCAAAGCGAAAGCGATGGAGTCGTTTTTTAGTTTCGAAGAGCAGTGTCAGGTAACCAACCGTAATTTGAAGTCCCGTTTGCACTCGCGAGAGCGTGTGGCCCAAATTTTCTGGGCTGCTTCGGAAAAATGCAAACGATGGCTTCCTGCTTTATCAGATCCCATGTCTAATGGTCTGATTCCAATTGAGGAAGTGTTTCGCAACCTCAGTTGGGGCCCTGGCGTCACCTCGTCGGTTAAGGGGCGTTCCCTTTCGGCGTACGATAAATTTCAAGGTAAACTTGAAATCACCGCAAACCTACAAGCAGCAGGAGGTCACTATGTTGTGAACTCCGTACCGATGTGGGGTACTTACCATACCTCAGGCAACCCAGACAATCCATCGTCTGTGACACCGCATAACCTCACGGTTGTGCCCGGTAATGCTGTAGCCACCGTGCCTAAGAACGCTAAGACCGAACGTACCATTGCTGTTGAGCCGCATGTTAATGCGTTTCTCCAGCGTGGTATTGGAATCGTAATGCGTGATCTCCTCAAAGCTCGAGGTATCGATCTTCGCTCGCAAGAGCGAAATCAATTCTTGGCTAAGAAGGGGTCCCGCACCGGTTCCTTAGCAACTCTTGATCTCAAAGGCGCATCAGACACGATTAGTTTGGCTGTAGTTGAGGCCTTACTTCCTCGTGACTGGTTCGTCTTGATGTCTAGTTGCCGTTCATCTCACTATCGTAATAATGGTGAGTGGTCACGGTACCACAAGTTCTCGTCGATGGGCAACGGTTACACTTTTGAGCTTGAAACACTCATCTTTGCAACCTTAGCCTTCTCGACGTGTAACTTCCTTGGCATTCCGACTACAGATATCAGTGTCTATGGGGACGATGTTGTCATCCCCGTGGAGGCTGTTTCTCTGTATGAAGAAGTCTTGGAAACCTGTGGTTTTACCGTTAACCGGTCGAAGTCATTCTCGTCAGGACCCTTTCGGGAGTCCTGCGGGAAAGATTTCTTCCGAGGCGTCAACGTACGACCGTTCTTCGTCCGTCGGGAACTCCGATCTTTGGAAGCCATTTACTCAATGGCTAACAACCTCCGTCGCTATTGCGCTATGCGCTGTAGCGATATGGGTTATGATCGTCGTTTCCTCCGTGCTTGGAAAGGTCTCTACCTCTCTGTCCACCCTGACTTTCGATATCGGATACCGGACGGGTATGGAGACGGCGGCTTCGTCAGTGAACTCGACGAATCGCAGTCTTTCATATCCCGCTCGAAGTCCGACATCAACGGGTCATGGTGGATCGTCCGATATTGGGGTTTTACCCCCGTTACCGAACGAAAGGTAGATGCAACACTCAGTGTTGCTAGTGCGTTGTACGACATGGAACGACAGCGAAGTGGTTCTCGCTGGAGTTACATGTCGCCAGCTCCATCTGATCGAACTCGTTCGAGTAAGAGAGAGACTGGGAAGTGGCGCGAGAGGAC